ATATTTAGTATTACCAGAACCTAACGGAGAGCCACCACGCAAGCGCATCTTGGGTGTTGAGCCTTCCCAGTCAAACTTGATCAAAGACTGATAGGCAGAGCGTGACACCATTTGCATTTGAGGTGTAACTATCAGGCCAAGCATAGGGGCGACGTGAATGGCAACATACTTAACAAGTGGTTGAAAGTAGCCTATTGGCGTATCAACCTCTTGAGATGCGTCTGGATACATTGGGTCCTCTGCTTCAATCCAGGCAAATCGAACGCCGTTACCCTCAATCTCTGCCGCGCTCATTTCGATAACACGAAGAATCTTTTCGTTAGTGTCAGGTGATGCCGATGTTAACGCCCCATTTAAAGCAAGGAAGTCGCCAACATAATGGGCAAACTCACCCTTAGTCATCTTTCCCATTCTTCACCTTTGAAAACTCAAGAGGGCATTCGTACCACTTATCTTTTCGCTGGCTAAGTAGCTTTTCAGCTTCCTCATGACTAACGGTAGTTGTGGTGCATTCGATACCCCAAATTAATTCTTTGCCACCAGGCTTATATAACATCTTCATTATTTACCACCAAAGAGATAGGGCGACCGAAGCCGCCCTTTGATATTAAATCTTAACGCCAACACCTACAGCATCAGGGCGCTTGTTACACACGCCGTACCATACAGCGATACGACACTTGCCAGTCAGCGAGTTAATGTCGCCTTGGTATGCGATAACACCATTCAGGCCAACTTCAGGGATTGAGAAAGGCTCAGCTTTCATACCTGCAAACATTTCGTGCGTCAATGGGATTGGTTGAGAAACGATTGTAATCGAGTCATCAGCCCAGAACACGTTTGCAGTAGCGTCAGCACTGTTAAGGAATGTAATAGCAGCTTGGTCAGCAAAAGAGGTTGATACGTTAGCGTATGCAGCTTCTTCAGCTTTTAGGCTCGCGTCGTCCTTAGCAACTGGCTTGAAGAAACATTGAATTGTAGTGCCGTCCACAACCTTAGCGATTGAGAATGTAGCATCCAAATCAAGCTCTTCTTTTGTCATCTGAGAAAGGAACTTAACACCAGCAACTGTGAACTTGTCACCACGATTAAGGCCAGCCGTAGCTGTCACTTTAAGAGTGAATACGCGGTTATCAACGTTGGTTGGGTTGCCGTCCGCATCGAATGTTGCCGCTTCAGGTTTAAATAACTGAGCACCACTAACTTTAACGCCAGTCGCAGTTTGACCTTTAATTTTCGGAAGCTTAGGAGATCGGTAAACGTTATTGAAGCCAGCAACTTGCTTCTGCATTTTGCCGTCAGTGTAAGCCTCTTCAACGATTCGGCCGAAATAGTCTTTACCAACAAGATCATGACCTGCTGCTTTGTAGTCGGCAGCGTTCATGTAAACACTTAATCCTGCATCACGGTTGATTTCACGCGAGAACATGATTTCTTCAGCAGACGCAAGGAAGTCCCAGCCACCGTTAGCACCAAGATTGTTTGAGGTTACGAATAGCGTACCAGTATCGACAGCGTTCTTGGCAATAGCCATTTCAACGTTAGACGCAAGCTTTTTAGCTGAGGCATTGATACGACGACGTAGTGACGTTTCATCACGAACATCATCAGCGCGAAGGCTGAAGAAATCGTTATCAGGCTCGCCAATAGTACAAGGAACAGACAGCTCTAGAATATCAGTGTCTTTGCCGCTCAAGTCCCAACCTGATTGAGTCGGAGCTTCTTGCTCAACAGGAACCCAGTAGATGTTATTTGAACGCTGCATACCGCCAGCTTCAGGCGCGTACTTTGTCGCACTCATTGCCATAGGGCACAGGTTGGATAGCGTGTTAATGACCTCATCGGTCATGTAAGTGATAATTTGGCCTTCTGATAGAGACATAATAATTTACCTTAAAGTAGTGATTTTAGTCGACGGTACTCTTTCACGTCGCCTTTGTCGGCGGCTTTCTTCATTTGCTCCATGATAGCAGCTTTATCAGAGCCAGAATTACCCTGAGATAGCGGCTCATCAGCTTGTGGAGCTTTTGAAAGAGTAGCTTTCGGTTTAAACGTTAATGCGTCAGCAAGGCGAGTTACATCGCGCATTGCAAACATTGGATTGTCAATCAAGCCTTGCAGCTTTTGCGGATTCATATCCAGGTGCTTGAAGATTGCAGCAGACTTGTCAGGGAAAGACGAAACAATTGTCTCGTACCAACCTTGAGGCAGTTTGCCTTGAATGCGATCTTCTACTTCGTCGATATCGTCAATGCCGTACTTTTCAGCATGGTCATAATGCTGTGTAAGGTATCCTTTAATCTGTGAAGACTGATTAATGTAATCGTTGACCTTCTTTGACTGGTTGGCACTAGCGCTACTTTGAGCGGCTTGCACATCAATTAGCCATTGATTCTGGTCAGAAGTAAACTGAGCTAAAGCGCGGTTAGTGTCGTAATCATACTTCTCTAACGCCTCCTCGCTTAGGTAGTTCTGCATATCCGGCTTGGCTGGCAATTCAGCATTAACCTTCAATTCATCACTAATTTCGCCCTTGCTTAACTTATCGATTGTTTCCTGCATCTGCATCTCACGCTTACGCGCAATTCGCTTAGCAGCTTGTACCGCATTTTGATTGACTTCTGGTGCGTCGGTATCACCATTGAAAACTAACTCAAAGCCTTCATTCTCGCTGTCTGATTCAGCCTGTTGAAGCTGCCCAGCCTCGACCAATTCAGGGGCATCAGTTTGATTGTTAACTTCTAGTTCGTTGTTCTGCTCGACTAAACTCATGTTTTCGGTTCTCACTCACATGGATTGTGGAAAATACTCAAGGTTAAGCACCTTGGAGGCTATGACGTGATTATACACCACAGATTTTTATTCTTGCAAATAGCGCAATCATTGAATGGTTTATTGCGAAAATTGGGACATTAAAAAACCCTCCGAAGAGGGCTTGTTATTATATTTGGTTTGGTTGCGGGTTGTCGGCCTGTAGCAACTGAGCAAGCTGAGCCATATTGTTAAGCATTGCACTATCAATGTTTGGCTGAATCTTAGCGAGAGTCTCCATTGTCTGAGCTTGTACTTTGTCAGTCTCGGCAACTGATCGGTAAGTATCTGCGATGTGCTTGCGTTCCATTGCCATATCTTTACGCGCAGAGGCCTCATTAGCTTGGATTGCTGACATCATAACCGGGTCTGGTTGCTGTCTTTGTTGTTGCATCTGCATTAGCATCATTTTCTCTTCGTCAGTCTCTGGCTCTTTAAGACCCTGAATAACAAGTTGCTTGTTAGCGTAATCGCGCAGCATCTGAGTTGATGGCCCATCCAGCATGGTTAGGTACTGGAGCAAAACAATCTGACGCTCTTGTGACGCTGGGTCTAAGCCCATGTAAAGCTCTTTCAGTTCGTCTCGGTACTGGTCGCGCATTGATGAGTAAGACGGGCCAATATCAGTCCACACCTCGAATCGACCGTTAATGTCATTAATTGTCTCAACTTGACCATTTTGGAAGTTCATCACCTGTTCCATCAGCATAACCTTACCTTCTGAGCCGTCCGGTGATGTTGTAGTAACCTCTCTTGGTGTGTCGTAAATTTCAGCCGCCATTGATGCGTAAATTTCACCATCGCGGCGATGAGCAGTTGCCAAGTTATCTTGGAATACAAACGTTTCAATATCAGAGCGCTGATTCAATAGGCTAACCGTACCCTCCGCGATGCGCTGCGACATTACGCTTTGAGCGTCCACGCCCTCGGTTGTTACCTCTTTAACCGCCTGAGTTGCTTGCTCCAATAGGAAAGCAGACGCTTGGCTAATTTCTGGGTTCTCAAAGTAGTTAATTGCACCCGGCGGCAAATCTGTTCCATCTGCTGCAACTCGGTTCAGTAAGTAGTAAGGATATTCAGCATCCGACTCATACATGTGCTCGTAACCTTGGATCTGCTCTTGATAGAAGAAAGGCTTCTTACGAGGTGAGCGCAGCATTGCATCAGTATTGAACGAAAGTATTGCGTTACGTAGGCGTTGACCGTCCTTAGCAAGCCTAACTACACCCTCATACACTTCCTTATTCTTGATGATATTCCACTCACCATAAACAGGAACCACTGGGATATGCTCACCAGCTACACGGGTCGGGCCTTCTAGGATTTGCGTTCCGGTGACTAGGTACTTATTAACAACTGTTCGCTTAATCTTCTTCTCTGCAATCTTCTCAAATCCAGCCATTTCAAGCTCGTCAATGATGTCCATCATTTCAGACTTGTAGTATGACCTTTGCTCACCCATTGGAGACTGGAAGAAAAACACCTTGTCTGCCTTGGTTTCTTTTACGTAGTGCTCGCCGATGTATACCGAATCGTCGCTTGTCCACACAAAGGAATCAAAGTCCTGTTCGCGCTTAATCGATGCAGGGAAGTCAGGCCAATCATTATCTTTCGCTAGCTCATCATAAGCATTGCGCGAGTATGACGTGATGATGGTACAGTGATTGGCATCTGCCTTATCCATTGCTTTAGCGTTAGCATCCCAAATGCAAGACGATGCTGGATCATGAATTGGCACTCGGTCAATTACTTGGTTGTTACCATCCAAATCATCATCTTCATTGCGAGTAATTAAACGCCAAGCGCCATAACCAGATACAACTTGGTTGCGAATAGCAATCTTCACAGCATTACGGCTGTGGTTATCTCGCATATCTGTGCGGTACATGCCTTGCAATATCTCGGATGAGTCTTGGCTTGCACCACGCATGGCACGAAATGAAACCTCAATAGGGTTTCTTAGCATTTCTGCGGTTATTCGTCTTACTTCGCTGCGGATGATATCGAACTGGCCTTTATACTCTAGTGAGCTAAAGTCATCCATCCAGTCATCCCACTGGGTAATCCAGCAGAATATATTGTCGTTGTCCACCTCACGTCTTAACTCCGAACTCGCCGTATAATCAGCGTCGAATTGCTTGAGAATGGTTTCAATGCTTACTGTCATTATCTACCCCTTGGGCGGCCTAGCGGTCTAGGCATACTGGCTGTTTGATTAACTACGGTAATTATACTGTCTTTGTCGAAAGATAACACGGCGGCGTCAAATAGGTTAGGTGACGGGATAACTAGACGCTTACCGTCAGGCATGATAATGCCCTTTCTTAACTCCGGCTTAGTGTAGAAGGTGATTAACCCAGATTGTTCCGGCTTAATTGGTGTCTTACACGCTTCAGCTTTCAGCTTCTCCAGCATCTCCGGCTTAATGGTTTCACTGTCAAAGCTGATCAAGTCATCAGGGTTGTGATACTTACCCTCAACCACTGCCTCCCAAGTTCTAAACACACGGTCTGCAAAACCAATGATGTTCTGAGACTTCTTGTTTCTAAGCACGTCTTTGTTCTTGATCACCTTATTGCCGTTAACCGCAGCAGCAGCGTCAGACTTAAATGCAGCTTCGGGATTGTGAATAGCACTAGAGCCTTTGTATGCGTAAACCTTGGTTCCCTTACCGCCGAATGACTTAGATACATTGTCGCGCAGTGCTGCGCCTAATCCATCAGCATCATAACCAAATGAATCACAACCATCCAAGATAGCTTTTTGACACGCCATATCCATTTTACGGTTGCCGTTGTCCCCTTCAATCTCATCGATACCAAATACAACAATACCCTGTCGAGCCACATAGCCGAATGGGTCAGTACCAACATCTGAAGGGTCAGCAGCACAAACAACAGGTCCGCGCTTTTCAATACCAAGTTTCTTATGTGCATCAATACAAGCCTTGAACCAGTCTTCACGGATTACTGAGTTAGCAACATCATCATTAAACTTGCCGTACCAAATGCCATCAAATCGAGCTTGAGACATAATACCTCGCTTAACCTTTTCTCTGTCCTTTTCAAGCTCACCCTGAAGGGATTCAT